CCTCCGCACTTTCTTAGGGGGAATCGTGCCGATAATGTCAGCAATAACGCCAAGCAAGGTGGCCATTCTGAGTTCTGATAACGACGCTTCCGCTCCGGGGCGTAACTGGCGGGGGAAACCCCACCAATACACCCCGGAACAGCGGCAACGTCTAACAGAGGACACAGAAGGTCTCTTGTTGCTGGATGCGGGCCGGCGTGGAAACACGCCGCCCCAACTCCAACTGGAAGCTCTCAGTAATGAGGAACTCCAGCAGTTATTTTGGCTGCTTATCAGAGCGGTTCCACCTTCGAAAGTGTGAAGGGGGCCTCGCCGTCGTTTAAACTCCAACGGGACGAGTAATCGCCATGACTTACACTAAGAGCTTCAGTGAGACGATCTATTATGGTTATCGCTTTAGAAACAATGGCTCAACTTGGGCCTCTGCTTCGACAAGCGCCGACTTAACGGGTACGCGCACTGGAACAAAAGTGTCTGATTGGCGCGAGAAGGTTCGTACGGGGCGTGATGCCTCGTCTCCCTTCTCTTCTGACCGGAACGAGTTGCTTTCGATGAGTGAAGGATTCGGCGCGTTCAGCGCTAAATCCGGTGCCAGTTCGTTGACGCAAGACTGTACAGGGTTCTTTCAAACAGGACCCGGTGTTACGGTCACGCATCTCAACACTGGCACCAACGAAGCAGAAGCAACGGCCCTCCAAAAGACCTACGCCAAACTTAGGTCCGAGTACCAACGGCTTAACAGCGCTGCTGTTGTAGCCGAGGGGCTCGATGTCATGCGTCAATTTGGGCGACCGGCTGAGGCGATACTAGAGCTCACCAACAGGCACATTAACCGACTATATTTAGAAGGTCGGGGCCTGAAAGGAAGCACTGCGTTTCGCCGAATCCAGTTTGCTCAGATTCTCGCACGTACATGGTTGGAGTATAGCTTTGGATTAGCCCCACTGATTGCCGACTCAGTTGCGGTTGCTGAAGCTCTCGCGCGATGGAATGAGGAAGTCGCCGACCCCGAGACATCGGGTGATCGGCTACGATCTCGTATTTCGTCGCGCGGTACTCAGGAGTTGAGTAGTTTAAGCTCAGGCGGCTATCAACCTATAGCAAATTGCCATCTTCGTTACGGTCTCCGTACGAAGAAGGACACTAGCTATCGGGTGCAGTACGTCTGTGGCTTAAACAGCTCCCACATTGCCGATTCTGGCAGTAATGATCGCCTTATCCAGCTATTGGGCTTCAAGCCTGAGAACTGGGTTCCGGGGATCTGGGAGTGGGTGCCGTGGTCCTGGCTGGCTGACTACTTCACCAACATAGGGCAGATCTTGAACGCAAGCGTCACGTCTACAGCGGGCGTATCGTGGGTGTGTAAAACAGTCTCGCAAGAGACATTTCAACACGTCACGGCTCCTGTGGATCCTGAGGCTACGCGTAATAGACTTGCCCTGTACGGGTGGACTATGCAGTCTTGTTCAGGAAATCTTGGCCAATACTCGCGTCGGAGAACTACCGTTACTCGGACGGCGGGCGTGTCGCTCGGACTTCCGCCACTTACTGTGTCGTGCCCAGCAATTGGGGACGCTAAGAAGTGGCTGAACATGGGTGCCGTTCTGCTTGCTCGAAAGCGGGAAAGTAATGCAGCTCTTTGGCTGTTTTGACAAACCCGGTCTTCGGACCACTACGCGGAAGTCTCACGACAAAGCGTAGACAAACTAGGAGCCCCTTATGGCTTTCGCACCGACCTCCCCCATCACAGGGGCGGCCCAAACGGGTCTGACGTCTCCCACTTACACGGTCGCTACCGACTCACCGTCGGAATCGAACGCGAAGCAGGTTTACGTCAGCGCGCTTGGAGGCACGCAAACGGGTGTGCTTGCACACTCGGTTGCTGCTCCGTTCACCCTCGCTATGTTCCGGCCCAAGGTTCTGAAGAACCTGGCTCCCGTGAATCCGGTGACCGGCGTATTGCGCAATGTTCCGGTTAATAACTACAAGGTTATTACCCGGAAAGGCGTGCTCCCGCTTGCAGGTCAGTCTTACAAGACTGCCCTGTTCACGACCCATCTGGAAATCCCAGCGGGAAGTGACCTGGCGGATCCGCTCAGTTTGCGGGCGGCGTTGTCGGCGCATATTGGTCTGCTTACGCAGATCAGTAGCGCCATTGGCGACACCGTTGTGACTGGGACCATCTAGGTCTCGCACATGGAGGCTTCACAGTCTCCTACGGGCCGTCAAGCTCGTATTCGCAAACTGATTGGAGTGACACGATGCGTGCTTACGCAAGTCTTTACGACAATCTCCTCGCGGACCTGGACGTCCAAGCAGACGAGGTTGACAGCCCTGTGTCTTCTGACATGGGGCCGATCCTTGCTGCGCGGCTATCCCTCGCGAAAAGCTTCTTTAAGAAGCTTTGTCCTCTTGGTAACTCGAAACTGGCCGACACAGCTGCCCTGGAGAAATTCAGGTCAGTGAATGACGGCTTGCCCGAGCACTTTGAGTTTCGCGCTGAAAATGAGGTTGAGTCATGCTTTTGGGATTACTTCCGTAATCACTTAAATACATGTCTTGGGCCTCATGAGTCCATTGAGTCCTTTTGTCTGGATTCTATCCGGGAAGGTATGGGTGCGGGTCCTGGGGCGGCTCAAAAAGCCGACTCTACGACGTTTTTATCGAAGGTTTTCGAATCTCCGATGTCGTACACGGACCCTGCGCTCATACGCTACTACAGGGCTGCCTTAATTGAAACTGGCTCATGGGCCGACGCAGAGATGCTCCGGTTCCAGAAGTTCGGTTTCGTTAAGGTCGAGGGTGGCAAAACGTTCTTTGCGCCGAAGAACGCTGAAATTTCGCGCACATGCAGCACGGAAGCAAACTTGAACATGTTGGTTCAGAAGGCTATCGGTGCGTTTCTCGAAACTCGTCTTGGTTGGTACTTCGGCATTTCGCTGAAGACCCAACCGGACAAGAATAGAGAACTAGCTCGCCTGGGGTCGTTGAATGGTACCTTAGGTACCATCGATCTTGTTTCGGCGAGCGATTGCATGGGGCTTGACATGCTACAACAGGCTATCGAACCGTCGTTCTTAAAGACGATGTTATGGTTAGCCCGTAGCGAAGTGTCCGTCCTCCCAGACGGCTCCACTGTCAAGCTCAAGATGATTAGCACTATGGGGAACGGTTTTACGTTTCCTTTGCAGACGATCATCTTCGCGAGTGCGGTTATGGCTGCGTATGACCTACTCGGCGTTAAGCCGGTAGATATGTCCCAAAGGCCCCAGTGGGGAGTGTTCGGCGACGATATTATAGTGCACTCACGTGCCTATAACTTTGTTTGCCGTATGCTCTCGAAACTGGGATTCCAGGTGAACGTAGGTAAATCGTTCAATACGGGCCCTTTCCGCGAGTCTTGCGGCCACGACTACTACCTCGGACTTAATATCCGAGGTGTGTATGTCAAAAGCCTAGAGACTCATCAGCAGGTATATAGCCTTATAAACCGTCTCAACCGCTGGTCAACACTTCACGGACACATGTTGCCCCGCACCATCGGCCTCCTTCATTCCTGGGTTCGAGATATTCGAATCCCTCCGAGTGAAGCGGACGACGCGGGAATCCATGTGCCGTTTAGCGCGACCATGCCCAAGCTGGATGCGAAGTACTGGTTTCAGTACAGATGCTACCAGCGGAAGGTGCGGAAGAGCGACTTTATGGAACCTGACTTTGATGGCGATGCTGCGTTCATACCCCCTGGCTTTAAAACCACGGAGAATGAGCACGGTTTTGCCGTCAGTGTTATGGGTGGCTATATACGGCGACGGGAGATCGCGTTGACAAAACCAGGCGACAGCTCATGGAATCATGAGTATGTCTTTTCGGCCTCGATGAGAGACCGAACTGGTGCGCGACCCCGGTACCAAATCGTCACACGTGCATTACCTTGGTGGGATTATTGGCCTGATCCTAAGATGGCCAACGAAAACACCGAGGATAACGAGTGGCGTGTCGACCTACCGGTCGGCAGCTACCGTCGCTGGGGAGCGACGGTAGTGGCCACACTGCCGAATTCGACAGTGTAG